ATACTTGGGACAAAGTAAAAGACGGACAATTAAAAGGATTCTCAGTTCAAGGATATTTCTTAGAGAAGGCTAAATTTAGTCATATTAACCAAGACCTAATTGAGGAGATAAAATCGATACTAAAACAAGTAAAATAATGACTTATCAACAAGCTATAAAAAAAATCAATAAATTACTTGGTCTGCAGAAGTTTAACACTTATAAAGTGGCTGAAACAGAACAAGAACTAATTGCCGAGGGTGAATTAGCAATCGGTGAACCTCTATTTATAATCACAGATAATGGGCAATTGCCTGTTATGGATGGTGAGTATGAATTGGAAGACACCACCAAAATAAAAATTGAGGACGGAAAGGTCCTAGAAATTAAATACGATATGGAAAACACAAACAAAGAAAACTTTGTAGAGGCCGCTCTTAAAGACGGTACTATTGTAAAATCTAATACTTTTGATGTTGGAGAAGATGTATTTGTAGTATCATCTGACGGTAAGGAAACACCTGCACCGGATGGAGAACACGAATTATCATTAAAAGACACTGAAGGTAATGAGGTTTTATTCAAAATCATCGTTAAAGATGGTAAAATCGTTGAAAGAGAAAATGTTGAATTGTCTGATGTTTCAGATTTAATAGAAGAAGAAATGGGAATGAACCCTGACTTATCTATTGCTGAAACTGAAGCAGGAGACATTATCGATGGTGACTTCAAAAAAACAGTAATGAATGTTTTAGAAGAAATCAGAGAGGCAATCAAAGGAGTTGTAACCGAACAAGAGGATATGAAGGCTAAAATGTCTAAATTCTCAAAAGAACCTGCAGGGGAACCTGTTAAACAAGCTAAGAATTTGGTGAGTGATGCATTCAATGCTCAAAGAAACGATGCATTCTCTCAATTGCTTAAAACTAGACATAAACTATAATAATAGGGGTCTAAAACACTAAACACATAAAATAATAAAAAAAATTATGGCAAATAAAAAATATGATTTTGGATTTAATTTATCATCTTTAGCTACTTACACAGACGAAGTAGGTGGAGAATTGATGAGACGAGCAATCCTTGAAGGTGAAACTGCGAAAATTATCAAAGTTCAACCAGGGGTTAAAGGTTCACAAGCTATTAACTTACTTGACTCTACATTAGTAGTTCAAGATGGTACTTGTGGATGGAGTTCAAGTGGGCAAACTACTTATACTCAAAGAGACATCACAGTATGTCAATATAAAGTAAATGAGGCTTTATGTCCTCAAGAGTTAAATGATTACTGGTTAGGTCAATTATTGACTCCGGGTTCATACAATGAGACAGTACCTTTCGAGGAGCAAATCTCAATCTTAAAAACTCAACAAATCTCTCAATATATTGAGAACCAATTATGGCAAGCAGATTCAGGTACAACTTGTTTCTCAGGATTCAAACAATTAGTTAGACAATTAGGTACAGGAACTACTACTGTAACAGGTGGTATTGTTGTAACAGGTCAAACTGCTTTATCATCTACTACAGCTTTAGCTCAAGTAGATAATTTAGTTGAGGTTATTCCTGATGACATCGTAGACAGAACTGACTTAGTTGTGTTTATGTCTCACGCTAATTACAGAAAATACTTAATCAACTACAGAACTGCAAACTACTACCACTTCAACCCTGAAGATTCTTACCAAAACTTCAAAACTTTCCACCCTGCTACTAACATCTTAGTACACCCTGTTGGAGGTTTGAATGGTTCTAACTTAATGGTATTAGCACCTGCTGGATACTTAGTTATGGGAGTTGACTTAATGTCTGACTCAGAACAATTAAAAATGTTCTACTCTGTAGATTTTGATGAGGTTAGATTGCGTTCTAACTTTAAAGTTGGGGTTCAAATTGCTTGGCCTCAGTTTGTGATTACTAACGGATTAACATAATACCAAGATACTATCTCAGGGGGTTTATACCCCCTCTGTAGTATCGACAACTAAACTAGAAATTAAATAATAAAATATATGAGTTTTACTGCATGTTATAATACAGCAAACATCTGTAAAGGATGTCGTGATAATGTAGGGGGTGTAAAAGCTGCTTATGTTGTTGCAGGATGTGTAACAGGAACTACTGAGAACGCTGCTGGAGAAATCCTTACAGTTGGTGCAACAGGAGGAACTGTTTATACATTCCAAGTAGAGAAAAACACATCTAATTTCATCGAAACTATCACTCCTTCTTTGGAGAATGGTACTGTATTCTACCAACAAGATTTAACTTTGGTATTCTTCAAGCTTCAACAAGACACAAGAAACCAATTAAGATTATTGGCTCAAAATACAAACTTAAAAGTATTCGTTGAAACTAATGATGGTTCTATTTGGTACTTAGGTGAGGACTTCGGTATGTTTTTATCTGCGGGTACTGGTGAAACAGGAACGGCATTTGGAGACAGAAATGGATATTCAATCACATTACAAGGACTTGAAAAAGACCCTTGTAGACAATTAGCTGGTTCATTACAATCTACATTAGTAGGTTTAACACTATCTAACTGCGTAGGTTGTTAATAACCTTTAGAATAAAATAAGAGGGGGGATTTTCCCCCTTTTTTTAGCCAAAACACTATAATGAAAAACTTCGCGAGACAAAATAGTTCTGAAAAGAAAACTTGGGGTGTATTAGGGAAGATACAGACCTATGAGATTCCAAATAATGCATTGGGTAAAACGATTGTACCTTTGAATGATAATGCATTTGCCGCTTGGGACGCATCAAAATCTAACTATAGATTGAGACCTCACATGCCAAACAATCAAGGTGGGGTTGTTCCACAAGTAACTCCAACTCCGGATGTATCACCAACACCTACAGGAACTAGTAGTGCAACACCAACACCTACTCCAACTCAAACAGGAACTCCAACAGGAACTCCAACAGGAACTCCAACTCCTACGCCAAGTTCAACTCCGGCATTCCCAACTCCGGCATTATGGTATGATGCAACCAATTTAGGTTCAATCGATTATATTACAACAGGGGGAACTGATTTAATTAACACTTGGAGAAGTATTGGTGTTTATCAAAAAGCATTAACAGGTTCTACTACTACTGACAATTCACCTGTATGGTCTGCATCTACAGTATTTCCTGGTTCGCCAAGAGTGGTTAGATTTGTTGGTAGTGCTTTAGCATCTCAAGATTATTTAACTCAAAGATTCGATAGTACACCAATACCTTATGTTAGTGGAGCGACATTATTTGCTATTATGGCAAAACCTAATGGAGCAACTTATTCAAAAGTTACGACTGGTTCCGCAGGATTTGGAAGTAATATTAGATTATTACAAGGTAATACTACAAACGGTGGATTTGCTAATACAAATGATGGTAATTTTACATTTAACTATAATACTACTGCGGATAGGATTACAGCAACATTTAATACAAGTGGGGTGACAGGAAGTAATTCTATACCTTTTACATCCGCTGACTTTATAAATGGAAAAGTATTACAAAAAATAGAATACGCTCAAAACTCACAAAAAGTTTATTCAAATGATGTAGTATTTGCTCAGCAAGTTGGTCCTAATGTAAATGTAGATTCATTTATTAACCAAGTAATTATTGGAGCATTAAATACTACTACTGGTACATTAACACTTCAAAATGCGAATGTTGAGTTAGGTGAGATTATGTTTTTTAATTCAATATTAAATGCAACACAAATTTTAGCTGTTGAAACTTACTTAAAAACTAAATGGGGTTATACTAGTTGGTAAAAATATGAATATACTATTTCTCTTAATGGACGATAAACTTGATGCTCATTACATAATCAGTACGAATGTTAATAATTAGAAAAAATCAATCAAATGACTTGGTGGTTACTGTCTCTATGAATAAGACATTACCATCACCATTTTATTTGTTCTCATTTCAACACATAACCTCAAAAGAGAGAGTTAGTTTTATTGGTGAAACTATCACTACAAATAGTCGTTATGATAAATTTAGATTTGTTGAGGGTACAACTACCAATCTATCTTTAACCCCACCTCAAGTTAATTTTGAATATTTGGGACAATATTACTATTCTGTATACGAGCAATTAGGTTCGGGTAATACAAACCCTGCACTCGCTTATAATAAGTTAGAGGAGGGTCGTGCAATCGTCTTAATTGGGGAAGGTCAAACTGATGTATGTTTCTTTGAACCATATATTAGTAATAATGAAGATTTTGCCAATATCGTATATGTATCGGAACAAGAGTTAGAATGTGAAATTCCTGTTATAAGTCCAAGTCCTACACCGACTCCAAGTGTTACACCTAGTCATACACCTACACCAAGTGTTACGGCTAGTGCAACGCCTACTCAAACTGGAACTCCAACACAAACTCCTACACAAACTCAAACTCAAACTCAAACTTCTACACCTACCGGAACTCCGACTCAAACGCCGACAACTACTACTACATTAACTGCAACTCCGACTCAAACGCCGACTCAAACTCAAACTTCTACACCTACCGGAACTCCGACTCAAACGCCGACAACTACTACTACATTAACTGCAACTGCGACTCAAACGCCGACTCAAACACAAACCGGGACACCGACTCAAACTCCTACACAAACAGGAACTCCAACTCCTACTCCTACTTGTGGAACTTATACAATACAATATTTACAAAGTGAAATACAAGGTAATGATAATATAAAATACTCATTATTTAATAACCCTGATTTTACAGGTAATGCAAATGCGGTATGTGATTATACAATCGTTGGAACTTATGATATTACAGGTGGGGCAGTAAATGTTCCATATAGTACTATTATGGCAACTAATGACCATATACATACTTATTCAACAGGAGCGGGTAATATAAGTGGATTTACAATTACATCAATTACACCGGCTTGTCCTTGTGTTAATGTTGTGTATTCTTTTGTTACACCTACACCGACTGCGACTAATACATCAACACCGACTCAGACCCCTACAACAACGACTACTTTAACTGCAACTCCAACTCAGACACCTACACAAACTCAAACAGGAACTCCAACACAAACTCCTACAACTACTACTACTTTAACTGCGACTCCAACACAAACTAGTACTCCTACACAAACACCTACTCCTACACAAACAGGAACTCCAACTCAAACGCCTACAACAACTACTACTTTGACTGCAAGTCCTACACAGACGCCTACACAAACTCAAACAGGAACGCCTACACCTACCCCAACTACGACAACTACTTTAACTGCGACTCCAACACAAACAGGAACTCCTACACAAACAGGAACTCCGACTCAGACACCAACTCAAACATCGACTCCAACTACGACACCAACTACGACTCCTACACCAAGTACAACACGACCAGCACCACAAGCGTATGTAATCTATACAGGAACAACTGAATGTGCTGCGTGTTTATCTTATGGAAATGAAATAACTGTATATGGACCAGCATCACAAGGACCTGAATTAAATATTGGAGAATACGCTTATTTAGATTATGCATTGACTATACCTGTACCTGATTTAACATATATTGTTGAATTAAGTAATCTTACTAGATGGAGATTAGTTAATAATGCATTAGGTAATCCAGGTCAAATCACACAATCTGACCCTAATGGATGTATTGATGGACCACCATATTGTTTATTAACATTCTTGGTAGGTAGTGGAACTACTAAAGCTAATGCTTGTTCAACAACTCCATCATTTAATGTTTATGCTAATAATTTGGGTCAGTGTTCTTCAGGTTGTTTTTCAGCAAGTTTGAATTGTTGGGCATGTCTTAGTACTTCACAACAAGTATTCTTAGATTCAGGATTAACTACAATAGTTCCTGACGGATATTATAAAAATGATATGGATGGTAGTGGAAATATTGGAGTTTGGTATATTGTAGGTGGATTCCCACAAGGTGCTGGTTTTTCAGGATGTCCATAGATGAATTATTAAAAAACGATATTTATAAATAATGGAAAACAACGAATATAGAAACGAAAAATTGGAATCGGTTAAAAGCAGATTCTCAATGTCAATGCATGACTTTAACGCAGCCCAAATCCCTCAGTTCCAAGAAGTAATCAAGAATAAGGATTGGGTATTCTATGGTCCGGACAATATGTTCCCGAACCATCTAATGGCGTTATACAATGCGTCATCAATAAACAGAGCCTGTCTAAATGCCATTATGTATGGTGTTAAGGGAAAAGATTTATTAGTAACTGATGGGGACCCTTCAAGAGTTATTATGGCAAATCGTAGTGAAACTCTATACGAGGTGTTTGAGAAATGTACAATGGATAGAGTTATTTTTGGTGGTTATGCGTTAAACATCGTTAAAAATAATGAAGGTGGAATAGCCGAGATATACCATACCGACTTCTCAAGATTAAGAGCCGGTAAGGAAGACGAATTTACAAATGTGGGAACTTACTATTACTCAATAGATTGGTTCAACACAAACAAATATAAACCGATTGAGATGCCAGCATTCTCTATGTTGCCTGATTCAGGACCATCACAGATTATGTATTTCAAGTCATACTCACCAGGTTTATCATATTACCCTGCACCGGATTATTTGGCGGGGGTTACAACAATACAAACTGATATTGAGATTGCCAACTTTCATGTCAATAATTTACAGAATAGTATGATGCCATCAGTGGCAGTATCATTTACCAATGGTGTCCCTTCAGAGGAGGAGAGAGACATCATCTATCGTCAATTAGACGCCAAGTATAGCTCAACGAATAATGCGGGTAAATGGTTCCTATTTTTTAGTGAGACACCTGAAACGGCACCAATCATTACCCCAATTCAAAATAATGCAACCGATGGTTGGTATTCATCGATGAAACCACAGATAGAACAAACTATCTTAACTTCACATCGTATTACCAATGCAATGATTTTGGGTATTAAAGAGGCGGGAACTCTTGGTGGTAGAGAAGAACTATTGGACTCATATAATTTATTCCTTGAAATCGTGGTAAAACCAATTCAAAATGAAATGTTAAAAGATTTTGAAAAGGTGTTATTCTTGAGAGACAAGGAAAAAATCAAGTTGGAGATAAAACAAAATCAATTATTGCCTGACATCGAACAAACGATTGTAGGTGATGTAACAGGAATATAATATGGCAAAAGAAGTATTACTAATTAGTGAAACAAAACTAAAGGCATTCACTACAATCAATCAAAATGTCGATATGGCACTTTTGGTTAGTTGTATCTTTATGGCTCAAGAATTGGGTCTACAAACTCTTATCGGAACACTTGGATATGAGTATTACCAAAACTTGGTTAGAAATGTTCAATTATCAGGAGCAACGATGTCTCAACCTGATAGAATTATGTTAGAAGATTACATCGCGCCATATCTTATACACAGAGCCTATTTTGAGG